ATGTTTATGATTGTAAATTTAATCCAGCAGGAGATGTTTTTTTTACAGCAGGAGTAACCCCTCACGGTGGAGCTTTTTCTTTTACGACAGGGGTTGGTTTTGGAACAACGCTTGCCACCGTTGATCCTGGTTCCGAATCAAGATCAGTAGCAATAAATCCAGCAGGAAATTTTGTTACATTTGGATCTAACGCTACCAATTTAGGTGGATCATATTATAAGGTGTACCCTTGGTCATCATCTGGTTTTGGTACTGCAATATCGGGCACAACTGGGTCTTCTGGGCTTCAAATTTCTGGAGCATCATTTAGCCCAACAGGAAATGATGTTGGTTATGTAGGAACATTTGGTACTACAATTCGTGTACACCCGTGGTCATCAAGCTATGGAACTTTATATTCAGGAGGCCCTACACTCGTAAGCAATGGAACTTCAGTTGAATTTGGATAAAAAACTAACAAAGGAGAAATAAAATGACAGATACAAATATAGATCAACTAACAATAGCAATTCAATCTCGTGAATCTGAGGTTGCACAATATCAACAAAATATAGTTATGTATCAAGCAATTATTGCTACACTGCCTACAGAATGGCCTGATAACTTAATTCAATATAGAGGTGCTTCACATCAGCATAATTCAATTTCTGAAGTTCAAGATATGGCTGATGTTGAGCTTCTATCTAAGCTTTGGTATGCAGATGATTGCCAAAGATTAATTCGCACTGAAACTCTTGAAATGACTAAATCTAATGCTATTCTTCAGGCATTGAAATCACAAGTTTCATAAAATCCCGCCGCATAGTATAATATATTAAATAAATAAAAAACGGGGAAACGGAGTGATATGTCTTATAAGCATGCAGTACTTAAAGACGACCCTATATCGCTATGGTTACTTGATGGAACTTCATCATTAAGAACATATGGCACTATTTTGCTTGAGTATGCAACATATCAAGATTACCTAAATAATGAAAGTACATATTTGCAAGAAGTAGGATCTACTACAATTGAAGATTCTTCTGCATATGGTAATCACGGAGCATTTACCCTCGGTACCCCAAATTTTCAAGATGTTTTATCTATAATTGCACATAATAACTATGATACTAAAAATAATGGTTGTAGACTTACAAGTAATGTAGCCGTAGATGTTTTAAATATTTATAATGCTTTTCAAGGTGGTTATGAAAATAAAGCTTTTGGTATGGAGCTTTGGTTATTAATGCCAGGTGCTTTAAATATAGATTGTAATATTATAAATTTACAAGCAGGATCTGCAAAAAGAATGCAAGTTTATACTAATAATGATTTTATTTATTTTACACTTTATTTTTCAAATGGTTTAAGTCTTACTACTAAAAAGCAGGTATATTCTTGGGATACACCAATTCATATATTTGCTTCAGTAAAAGATAAATCTATGACTATTTATGTTAATGGTATAGCAGATGAAAGTATTGATATCCCTTTAAATTATCAATTTTATTCAGATTCTTCAAGTATATTCAGCCTTGGTCCAAAAAGTAATGGTTCATATTTTACTGCCAATGCTTTGGCTTTTTATGATAGAGTTTTATCTGCAAATGAAATTAGAAATCATATGTTCTGGGCACATAAAGATTCAAATCCAACATTATATTCAAATCAAACAGATGTATCTCACTTTTCATTTGATAATAATGATGGTCAACTTGTTTTTTCAAAACAATTTAATAGTAATAATATTTACAGTGAAGGAATTTTTTCAAATGTTGTCACTGATAAAACAGGCATCACATTAGCAAATACAGCAGTTCCATATTCAACTGTAGGCACCTGGGTTTATAGCCTAGCTGTTGGATCATATCCAAACTTTACTGGGGTTGAAATATCTTGGGATTCTGGTTCATATACAAATATGTCTGCAACAAGCTTGATTGTAAGCCGTTATGCTACTGTTTCTGTTTCTTATGATAATGGTTTAAGTTATTATAATGTTTCAAATGGAAAAACTTTTCCTTATTTCTTGTCCAACTACGGATCAAGTTTTGCAGGTCAATGTTTAATTAAAGTAACTCTTTATTCAGCAGATACTTCGGCGGGACCACAAACAAGAATTGATAATTTAAATGTAAATGTTTATTCAGATATAACTAAAGTCTCAGATTCAGGCTTATTTAAAATATCTCCAGCTTCAAGCACAACTTATATGATTAAGAAGGATACTACAGATATTCTTTCAAGATCTAGAAATCTAGGTGTTCGTTTTTCTGCACAAGACCCAGGATCCAAATCTGGATATGCTGTAATATCTCCAACTTCATCTTCTTCATATCAAACAATAGAGTTTTGGATGGAATATGATGGCAAAGGCTCGGCGGTATTAGATACCGATCTTTCTGGTACTGCAGATTTATATATAGACTCTTCAAATGTTTTGCAAAATTCAATTTCAGGATCAACTTTATATGTCAACGGTATAAGTAGAAACTCATCTCCTATTACACTGACAAATGGAGAAATATATCATGTGGCTTTGGTATACCCAAGCTCAAGATCATCTAACATACTTATAAATGGCTCTTATGATGCATCTAATATTCCATCAGAAGCCACATATGGCTATATAAGCATTTATCCAAATGCTTTGGGTTTAACTGAAGTTCAAAATAGATATTTATCTTTTGTTGCCATTAATACCTCAGTAGCTTATGATTCAGTCACCTCTGTAGGATCAGTTCTTGAATACTCTGGTACATTTTCTCAAATAAACAATGGTCAACCAATAAGTTTCCATACTCATGCACAATAAAATGGCAGTCTAATGTTCAGTTTTGAATAGTTTGATGGTATTATTGGCATATGGCAATAAGAGAAAAGGCAAGATGCGGAACCACGTCGGGTTATAAAGCTCATAAAAGAGCTGATGAGGAACCCTGCGATGATTGCAAATTGGCTAAATCTCATTATAATAAGCAATACCAATTAAAAAACTTGCATAGATATAGGATGTACGGTAAAAAATATAGAGATGCAAATAAAGAAAAAATAAAAGAAAAAAATTTTAATAGAAGAAAAAATAATTTTGAGGCTGTTAAATTATCTGAACAAAAATATAAAAAAGCTCACCCAGAAATTTCACGTGCAGCATCAAGAAAAAGAAGGGCAACATTAAAATTTGTTAAAACCAAATCTTATTCGGAAAAAGATGTTATTTTAACTTATGGCACAAATTGCTATATATGCAATGTTGCAATAGATTTAAATGCACCAAAAAAAGTTGGTTTAAAAGGTTGGCAAAATGGTTTACATATAGATCATGTAATTCCAATTTCAAAAGGTGGCGGAGATACACTAGAAAACGTAAGACCAACTCATGCTTTATGTAATATTAAAAAAGGAGATAGAATAAATGGGTAAAATGCGTGTCCAACCTATTGATGAAGTTAACTGGGGAGTTTACGCCTGGCAAATGCCTGATGAATCATTGGTTATGGATGATGAAGGCGCATACTTAAGTATTCCGTCTATGAAGGGCGATATACGCCAAATTAAAAAGCTTAAAGATGCAGCAAAACATTATGGTTTAGAAGAAGGTCATCCTATCTTTTTTGCGGGACATAGAGCAGTAGATGATGAAGAACTAGCTATTCAACAACAAAGATTAGAATTAGGTCTTGTTCCAGATGTTATGGATACCCCCGCAATGCTTGAATATTATAAAGAAATGAAGGAGATGAAAATTGACTAATTTAACTGTTGTTGATGCTGATGATGAAGCAGAAGGTACTATTACAGTCAAGCTTGGAACACAGCATACTGTAGAACAAGAATTTGATGATCCCTTTAATGCAAGATGGGATGATATCAAAAAGGCAGAAGGGTTAAGTCCTAATTTCCGTCGTCAAGTAAATCGTATTGAAAAGTCATTTACAGGTGTAGATGATGCTAAATCTAAAAAGCTTGATCCGCTTGATCTGACTGGCTATTCTCTTTTTCAAATTGTTCAGCCACCATACAATGTTCTATACTTAGCACAACTTTATGATATTTCTCCATATCATCACTCTGCTGTAAATGCTAAGGCAGCAAACGTCATTGGATTAGGCTATAAGTTTGATAATACTTGGGCAACATCTTCAAAGATTGAAGCTGTTATGGAAACTCCAAAAAAGCTTGATAAATTACGTTCAAAAATTGAAGGGATGAAAGAAGAACTTCGTACCTTCTTAGAATCTCTTAACTCAGATGATTCATTTACAGAAACGATGAAAAAGATTTATGTTGACTTAGAATCAACTGGTAATGGATATCTTGAAGTTGGTCGTACATCAACTGGTAAGATTGGTTATATTGGACACATTCCAGCAACAACTATGCGTATCCGTCGTCACCGTGATGGTTTTGTGCAGGTTGTATACAATCGTTACACATTCTTTAGAAACTTTGGGGATACAGAAACTCCAGATCAAATTGGTACAGATCCACAGCCAAACGAAGTAATTCACTTTAAGATTTTTACACCATCAAATACATACTATGGTGTACCAGATATTTTGTCTGCAAAAAATGCAGTTGCAGGTGACGAATTTGCACAACGCTTTAACCTAGATTATTTTGAGAATAAAGCTGTTCCAAGATACATTATTGTTGTTAAGGGTGCAAAGCTTACTGCTGATGCAGAACGTAAATTACTTGAATTTTTCCAAACAGGTCTTAAGGGTAGAAATCATAGAACACTTTATATCCCTCTTCCATCTGATGGAGAGCAGGGTCGTGTAGAGTTTGAGATGAAGCCTGTAGAGGCGGGAGTTCAAGATTCTTCATTCAAGAACTATGCAGTAGAAAACAGAGATCGTATTCTTATTGCTCACCGTGTTCCAGTTTCAAAGATAGGTATGCCACAAGGCGTTTCTTTGGCAAATGCTAAAGATGCTGACAAGACATTCAAAGAACAAGTTTGCCGTCCACGTCAAGAAGAGCTTGAGTTTAAGATTAATCTTATTATAAGAGAGCTTACAGACGCTTTTGTACTACGATTTAATGAACTTGCATTGACAGATGAAGAAACTCAGTCAAGAATTGATGATCGTTATATTAAAGATCAAGTTATTGTTCCTAATGAAATTCGTGCTCGTAAGGGACTTGCTCCCCTTCCAGGAGGTGATGCTGTTGTTGTTTTAAATCCTAAAGCAATGCAAGATGCAGCATCAGATGCAAGTGGTAACAAAACTCGTGATCAAAATAGAACAATAAATGCTCCTGATAAAATGGGAACCGCTCGGAACGCAAAGGGCGAGGGTCCACAAGAAGGTAACTAAAAATGGCAACAGCACTAGATGTACTAAATGTTGCAAGAATGCAAATAGGTTTTCATGAAGGTGCAAGTAATGAAAATCCATATGGCGACTGGTACGGAATACCTAATGCTCCATATTGTGCAATGGGTGTATCATGGTGCTTTGCTCAAGTTGGCTTATCTCATCTGATTGCTGCACAAACCCCTAAAGGATTTTCTTATAATCCAGCAGCACTACCTTGGTTTCAAAGACAAGGTTTAGTAGTTAATAAAATGTCTATGCAAATGGGCGATTTGGTTTTCTACGATTGGAACTCCGATGGTGTTGTAGATCACGTAGAAATATGTGAAGCAGCTAGTCCTGGTGGATTTACAACAATTGGTTTTAATACTGGTAGTCCAAATGATCCAACAAAAGAAGGGTGCTGGAGAGTTCATAGAAATTATCTTTTTGTTATGGCTGTTGTAAGACCTAAATATCCAGTTCCATTAAAACCAACAACATCTGTTGCTACAAGTAAAAAAGCAACAGCGGGTGTAGCAGCAGGTGCCACAGTATTAACTGGAGGCATGTTAGTAACTCATCCAGGGACAACAAATGGAACGACTGTTACTTCTCCAAGCAAGACAGTTTTTGTAGCTCCTCCATTTCCTTCTTCTCAAACTTCATTTGCAGTAGGTCAAACAAATGATGCTGTATGGACAGTTCAAAAGGCTTTAGAAAAAGCAGGTCTCTTACCAAAGGTATATGACACTGGAACTATGAATATCCAAACAGAGTCAGCATTAGTCAAGTATGAAAAAAAGCAGGGTATTACCGTAGCAAAAAATACTATACCTCAGATAATTTATGATGAATTAAAAGGCACATTATGAGTTTAAAACATCATTTTAAATTTCAAATTTTTGATGCAAAGCAGCTTATGATAGCTTCTACAGGAGCATTCAGCACCTGGGCTGCAACAGGATTTCAGCGTGATTTGCCACATATCGGGTATGTTTTGGTCGGGTTCATAACTGGAGGGCTGGTATCTCATAACTCTATGAATAGCCCTAATGTGTTGCCAGACTCTCATATTCAAACTCCTTATGTAAATAACATAAATGACGGGGATAAAGGTGTTCCAGAAAAAACTCCAGAAGCCTACCAACCAGAAGGCACAGATGTAAAAAAGGTGATAAAAATAAATAGTGGAATTATAAAATAATTTGTGAAAATTATGCGTTATTTATAAATACTGCTATTATTTATTTACATATGGATATTACAAATTGTTCAGTTGAAGGTTGCTCTAATAGCAAGCGTAGAAATGGCGAGAAGAGCCTATACTGCCATATGCATTATAAAAGATTTAGAGAAACAGGTTCTGTTGGACCTGTAGAGGCAAAAAAAGTTTGGTCTTATTATGGAGCAAATTGTTCTATAAATGAATGCAATAATAAAGCAGAAAAAAAAGGTTATTGCACATTTCATTATGATTCTGCAAGAAGATCTTCTTTTTCAGTAGAAAAAGTTGTAGAGCTTAAAGAAAATGGATGCTATTCCTGCGGATCAAAAGAAAGACTCGCACTAGATCATGATCATTTAATTTGCTCAGATGAAAATGTTTGTGAAAAGTGTTTTCGTGGAGTTCTTTGTCATAAATGTAATACGGCATTAGGTTTGCTTGATGATAATATTGAAAAAATTATGAATCTTACAACATATTTAATTTCTAAAAAGGATGTGTTGGTTTATGAATAAATTAAATACAACTACTGTTGAAAGTAAAAATAACAAACTTGTTATTTCAATGCCCTTTGCTAAAGTTAATAAAGAAAAAAGAACTGTTTCGGGCTGGGCGTCATTAGATAATGTTGATCGCCATGGAGATATTGTAACTAAGGAAGCAAACAGAAAAGCATTTGGCAATTTTAGAAAAAATATTCGGGAGATGCACGGTCCTGTTGCCGTAGGAAAAATGCTTAATTTTAAAGAAGATGCATTTTTTGATCCAGAGACACAAAAGAAATATAATGGAATTTATGTAACTGCTTATATTTCAAAAGGTGCACAAGATGCGTGGGAGAAGTGCTTAGACGGTACTTACTCAGGTTTTTCTATTGGTGGCAACATCAATGATGCAAAGATGGAAAAAGTTGACGGGGACAATGAAACTCGTCGTGTTATTCACGACTATGATCTTCACGAATTGTCATTAGTTGATTCCCCAGCAAACCAGTTAGCTAATTTTATGTCTATTGAAAAAAATATAGACGGTTCATCTTTTGTAAAGGGAATGATTGCAGACATCACCCTGGAAAATGTTTTTTGGTGTAAAGAAGATGAAGTAGCATCAACATCAGAGCACACAACAAAAAATTGTGTTGTATGTGAAGATCCAATGATTAATATTGGATGGGTTGAACAAAAAGATTCAGAAAAGTTTGAAGCAATTGAAAAAGTAATTGATTCTTATTTTAAGAAAGATGATGCTCCAACATCCGCACACGAAGCTGGCGAAACAGCTGCACCAGGTTTGGCAGGTAATGTTATTGCTAGTGATACTACAATCAATCTTTATCCTGATCAAAATACAAAGTCAAAGATCACTTTAAGTGACGGGCTTAAAAAGAGTGATGATATTTCACTCAACGAAGGAGGTAACAAAATGGCAGAAGATACAAATGCAGAAGTTGCAGAAGTTGCAGCAGATGTAGAGACTCCAGCCGAAGAAGTTTCAACTGTTGAGGCTACTGCAGAAGATACCAGCATTGAAAAGGCTGCATCAATTTCTGAAGTTGAAGATACTCTTGATTTTGAGAAGGCACTCGGCAACCTGAAGACCTTCCTAGGTGAGTCTATTGAAAAGAACTATTCTCTACAATCTGCAACAATCGCAGATCTCAAGAAAGTTGTTGACGCAACTAATGGTGAGCTTGCAAAGATTAATTCTTCACATGAGGATTTGAAGAAAGCTTATGCAGAGCTTCTAGAGAAAAATGAAACACTAACAAAGACAGTTGAGGATCTTGGTGGCAAGATTGAATATGTTGACCATCAGCTCAAGGGATTTGAATCCGCAACTGCAGTACAGAAGTCCGTTGGGGTTTCCGCTCCATCGGGTCAAAAACCAAAACAAAGTATATGGCAAGGTGCTTTCCTCAGTGCTTCAGATATATAAAAAATACAGAAAAAATAAGGTGGTGAAATAATAAATGAGTAATGAACTTCTACAAAAAGTAATTGATACAACGAACCTCGGTTCTTCAGCAGTCAATGCTTCCGCTGATTCCTCTACCCTTTCAGGTAATGGTCTCCTATATCCAGATCAGGCTAATCGCTTCTTGGATTACATGTGGGATGCAACAATTCTTGCTAAGACAGCCCGCACGATTCGTATGCGTTCAAACACAACCGAGATTGATCGTGTTGCAGTTGGACAACGTATCATGACAGTTGCACAAGAAGAGAATCCACGTGATTTCGTGGCAGCTACTGGTACATATTCTAACGCTAATGGAACAACTTTCACAGCACAGAATGCAACCTTTAACAAGGTCTCTCTTACAACTCGTAAACTCCGTCTTGACTGGGAACTTTCAGCAGAATCTCTTGAAGATAATATTGAAGGTCCAGATCTAGAGGATCACATTGCGCGTCTTATGGCTACCCAGGCTGGTAACGATATTGAGGATACCCTTATTAACGGTACTGGAACTGGTTCAGGCTTGATGGCAGCATTTGCAGGTTTCCGTCAATTGGCTCTTAGCAACGCTCACGTTGTTGATGCAGCTGGTTATGGACTTGACAAAACAATTTTCAACCAAGCAATTAAGACAATGCCTCGTAAGTATAAGCAACGTCGTAACCAACTCCGATTCTTCACAGGATCTAACTTGGTTCAAGACTATCTCTTTAATCTTACATCCATGACAAGTGGTGGCTTCAATCCGTTTGATATCGCTTCAGGTATCCTACGTGGTGATGTTGCTGCTAACGATGGTGGTCCAGGAACAACAACTCCATTCGCATTCGGTATCCCTGTTATCAACGTTCCGTTGATCAACGAGACACAGACCTACAATGGTAGTGCAAATACAGGTGATCTTCACTTGACATTCCCGCAAAACTTTATCATTGGTATCAAGCGTGATGTAACAGTCTACCGCTTGTTCCAACCAAAGAAAGATACAATTGAATACACACTATTCATTCGTGTCGGTTGCGTAATGGAAAACTACGATGCACACGTCATCGTTAAGAACATTGCTGTTGCAGGTTCTGTAATGACTTCAAATTCATTCGGATCAGCTACAAACGGTTCTGGTATTACTGGTGGAGCTAACGCTGCGCCTTATACCGATACATTCTAATCTTAAATTAGATGCAAGGCGGGGGACTAGCGATAGTCCCCTTAGCCATTTAATGATATAATTAACAATGACGAGAGGAAGTCAAATGTCATTTACAGACCTAAAAGTTACAGAACTAAGAAAAGTAGCAGAAGCTTTTGCTATTGACGTATCAACATTAAAGTCAAAGCCTGAGATTATCGCTGCAATTGAAGAAGAAGGAATTACTTATCAAATGTATTCTAAGTTTGATAGTACACAAAAAGAAGAAATTGATATTCCACAGCATGAGAAGCAAAAGAGAGAAAAGAAAATTATGAACACAGCAAATCAAGTGCTTGTAAAAATGGAAAGAAATAACCATTCGTTCCAGTTTGGCAATTATATTTTTACCGCAGAGCATCCATTTATTGCTATGTCAGAAGAAGAAGCTCAAAGAATTTTTGATTCAGAGTTCGGTTTTCGCATTGCAACTCCACGTGAGGCTCAGGAGTACTACGCTTAAAAAAAATAAATAGGGGGTGTCGTGAGTGCAAACAATCAACACAAATAGCCAGGCAAAAATATATTTACAGGTATACGATAACGGCGTGTTATCACAAGCTGATTCTTTACCGACTTTATCTATCTTTAATGCAGATAGTGATATTTATAACCCTGGCGGTGTTTTAAGCCAGACACCCCTCTATACAAATTTGTCTGCCTTTGATGAACTGCAGACTGGAATGTATTCTTTTACATTAACTCCAAATATTACTGAAATTAATCTGGTATTAGAAGTTCAGTGGTCATATTCTTTAGGCGGGATTGATGTAACTCAAACTGATTTCTATGGTATTGAAACTCCGTATGCAACAATTCCAGAGACAACAGATTTTCTAGGATATAGTCCTGCTGAAACTGATTCAAATTATATGGATCCATCAATAATTGTAAAAACTGAAAAAATGGCTAGAACCATTATTGAAGGATATACTGGTATTAAATTCTATAGGTATTATGGTGGACAAGAAATTTATGGAATTGGTGCTAATACCATCCAACTCACAGAAAAAATGCTTTCATTAGATCAAATCTATGAAAATGAAATTTTAGTTTTTGATAACACTCAAACACCAACCTATAATACTTTTGGATATAATACTGAAATTAGTCCAACAGGATATCAAATTCGTATCTGGTGGCCTGGTTGGGCAAATGGGTGGGATAATCAGATGGATCCGACCATATATGAGTATGGAAGATTCAGGGACAGATATCTTTATCGCTTCGTAGGTGAAATTGGATATAAGTATGTACCAGAAGATATCAAGTTAGCATCAATGCTACTGCAACAAGATATTTTGGCTAAAGACTATAATTGGAGAAACAAATATTTGTCTCAAGTTACTCTTAGTGAAATTACACTTAGAATGGCTGCGGGAGCATTTAACGGTACAGGAAATGTTATGGTAGATAACATTCTTGATCAATATCGTAAAGCAAATATTGTTATAATATAATGTTTAATGGAATAGATACTTCGTTTATTGGGACAACTATGAATATGAAATCTGATGTTTATATTCAGCAAAATGTTCAAGATCCAAATACAGGTGCAATTAAGCGTGAATGGCTTTATGCTAAAACTATTCAATGTAAAATAGAGCCTATTAAAAGTCGTGGAGCATCTTCAAAAGGTGATAATAAAGCTTTTGCAAGAACCTCTGATATGGATTATGATGAGAAGATACAGCTAAAGATGTATTCGCTAGAGCTTATGAGTAAGCGTTGGCGTATTGAGAATATTAGAACTAGTGACAACCGTCAAGTTTTTGTTGAAATAGATAAAATTGATCAACCAGATACTAAGTTTGAAGTCACAGCATCACATGCAGTTCTTGACCCTTTTGGCAAGATAACATTCTATGACACAATTCTTCTAAGATCTGAGATGCAAGATGACACTAAAGCTTGAGATTGATACCAATAACCTAAAAGCAGACTTAAATGAATTTGTTGCTAGCCTAGAAGAAATGACTGGTCCTGGAGTAGTTGGAGCAATATCTCGTGCAACATTTTCAATAACTGGCGAAAGATTTATGATTGCTGCAGATAACTATGCAAGAGCAAATCCTAAGAAAATGCATCATGTTTATGAGTGGGGTAAAATAGGTAATAAAACAGGAAGACTTTTTGTTCTGGAAAGATCTTTACTTGTAAATGGAAATCTTTTAATAACTACAAACTTTTTGCCATCAAAAATGCCAGTACCCATTAATAAAGAATTACTTATCCCTGGCAGAACAGGCAAAGCAGTATCAAGAAAAAGTATTTTTGCCAATAAAGCAAAGGTTATGGAAGCAGGAACTCCAGTCTCATTTACTGCAAAAAGAGTTTTATCAATTGTTGGTAATAACGGAATAGTTTTTATAGCCCCAGGAACACAAATAAAGATTCTTCATCCAGGAGGACTAAAAACAAAAAATGCATTCGCATCATATATAGTTGAATGGTATACTAAAAATGCAGGTGCAATTATGGATTCCTCTGGACTATATGAGATGATATCTGATGAAGTGTCAATAGTCATGAGTTCAAATAATTATGGGGTCACGCAGGTTAGAGCAGCAGTAGAAAGTGTTGCTGAAAAGTTTGATAAAGGAGCGAATATTAAATGACAGTAGATTATTCATATGTTGCAGCATTTGATGTAAGAAATGCTATATGGACGGAATTACAAAATGCAGGTCTATTAAATTCTAAAGATTATATGGCTGACGGATTTAACTATCCACTAGTCCCTATTATTCCTTCCCAACAAGTTCCAGAATTTAATAATTTGCTCCCTGGGAAAACATATATGACTTACGATATTATTCAAAAACCAGTCGGGCCACAATGGTGGATTTCAGAAGAAACTATGGTCATGCAAATAATATCAAGAAGTAATTCTGAAATATTGACAATCATTAACTTTCTAACAGATCTTTTTAGAAGATATGATCTATCTGCACTTGACGTAAATAGCCTAGCACAGTCAAATAATAGTCCTTTTAAGTTCTTTAATTTCAGGATAGAATCAGCAAACCCTGTTCAACCATTTATAGATGAAGGCGGGTTTATGAGCGGAGACTTCTCCTTTATATACACGTATACACGCTCGGTAGATCAAGGACCTAATAATACAGGTAGATATATCTAAAATTTGAATTATATCTCTTTAGTGATATGATTTTGTATGAGGAAGCAAGTTGTCATCTTGTTTTTAATTCAAAAATAAATAAGGTGGTGAAATAAATAAATGGCTACAAATACAAAAAACGTAATCGTAGGTGCAGCAGCACTCTTTACTAGCGTTGGTAACAGCTCTAATACTTTTGGTCGTCCAGCTACAGATTCAACAACCCTTGGTTCTCTTTTTGCAGCAAGCACACCCGCACGTCAGAGTCTTCTCGCATCAGCAGGAGGAGCTAACGGCGGATATCGTGAAGTAGGCTACACAAATACAGGACTTGAGATTTCATACGAACCAACATATGGTGATGTAGTAGTTGATCAACTTCTAGATTCAGCTCGTCTGTTCAAGCAATCACTTAAGGTTCTCCTTAAGACAGAGCTTGCAGAAGCAACTCTTGAAAACCTACAGTTCTCATGGGGTCAAATGGATACTTACTTCGCAGCTACTACTGCAAGCACAGTTACATCAGTCCCTGCATTGGTAAACAATGATGCAACAATTGGAACTAACGATAACCCAGCAGCAGCATTAAATATTGCAGCAGGTGCCCTTGGTGATGCTCCAGTAGAGCGTGTAATAATTGCAGTTGGACAAGCTCCACAGCAAATTGGTACATCCGCTCAGTTCGCAGATCCAACAGTTGGAACTGGTTCAACAGTAATCACTCCAAATGCAGCGTCTTCTTATGCTAGCATTAACCGTAGCAAAGAGCGTGTCTACGTGGCACGTCGTGTTGTTTCAATTGATACAACAATGCATGCTTTGAAGCGTGATGGAGCAACAGTGTTCCCAGTGAACTTCCGTTGCCTACCAGATTCTGCTTATGCTTATGCAGGTTCAGAATATGGTGTTGTTATTGACCGTGTATTCGGCGTTAACTAATAACTAAATACAACTTAATATAGAATTTCAAGCCCCGTCAGAAATGGCGGGGTCTTGAATTTGCTCATACAAACAATCTTGGTATAATTTAACTAATAAACAAGGGAGATATAAATTGGCAACAACAGTATATGATGTAGTAGAGATTGAATTGAGTGACGGAACAAACGTCATTCTAAAACCGCTACCTATTAAACAGCTTAAGAAATTTATGGCTGTTATTAAAGAAATGGAGCTTCCTGATAATGAATCAGAAGAAGCAGCAATGGAAGTTTTTATTAAAGCAGCAATGGTGTGCTTGGAAGCAGTGAAGTCACCTCTAGCAGAAGATAAAGATAAATTTGAAGAAATCATTGATACTCCAACAATGATGAAGATTCTTGAAGTTTGCGGGGGCTTAAAACTTAATGACCCAAACCTTCTGGGAGCAGCTCTAGTTGGGACGAACTAGATCTAGCCTCCCTTGAGTCCGAAGTTTTCTTGCTCGGTCATTGGAAAAACTATGATGAGCTTGAAAGTAATTTATCATTAGAGGAATTAATGGCAACATTAGATGCCTCTAGAGATAGAGAGCATCGTGAGAGAAAGTTCTTAGCAGCAATGCAAGGAATTGATCTTGATGAGGCAGAAAAAGAACCTGAAGATGTTTCAAGTTTGATGAATGCTAGAAATGCTCAAAGCGAAGGTTTTGGAATAAATGAAGGATTAGGCTTCATGCAATTAGGGGAATAACATATGGCAAATATTGAACTTAAGATAGTCGCACTGGGTGACTTCTCAAGTGTAAATACCCAGATTAAAGCCCTTCAAGCACAAGTTGAACTCCTTCAAAAAAGTGTAGCTGGTGTTGGTCTTAAACCAGAAATGGCAAATCAATTAAAGAATATTCAAAATGAATTTTCTAATGCTTTAGTGTCAAGTGGTAATTTTACAAAACAAACAGTACAGCTTACATCAGAAACACAAAAATTTGGACAAGCCCTCCAATCTGGTAAATTAAGTCTTGGTCAGTATTTTGGAATTATAACTGGAAGATCTGCATCTGCACAAAAATCTGTACAGGCACTAGCAGTAGAACAAGTTAAATTAAATAATTCTATTATACAGACAGACATTACAAAGCAGGGTGTATACAGTGTTTACACACCAACAAAGATTGATGAGCTTTCAAAGTCTACAGAAATTGCAGCAGCAAAACAAAATATTTATAATCTTGCTGTTAAAGAAGGATCTACACAGCTTATTAACTTTGGTAAAAATACACAGTGGGCTGGTCGTCAGTTAACTGTTGGTCTTGCAATGCCAGCTATTCTTTTTGGCAGTCAAGCAGTTACAGCATTTAAAGCAGTAAATACAGAATTAACAAGATTACAAAGACTTTATGGTGAAGGTCTTACTCCTCCAAGCCAAGCACAACTTAATCAAATTTCTGGTCAAGTTCTTAATCTTGGAAAAAATATTGCTCAACAGATGGGTATTGCACAATCAGAAACTGTTAAAGTTGCAGCTAATTTTGCTGCTATGGGTATTCAAGGTCAAAATCTTCTTAATATAACTACTCAAACACAAAGACTTTCAAAGCTAGGTGCTATTGATGCTACACAAGCAACTGCAGCAATTGTATCTTTGCAAAATGTTTATAAAGTAAGTACACAAGATTTAGGTAATGCTGTTAACTTCTTGTCATCTATGCAGAAACAAACAACAATGTCTCTTTCTGATATGACAGATGCTATTCCACGTGTTGGTCCAATTATGGCACAATTAGGTGGAACATATAAAGATACTGCTGTTATGTTGCTTGCTATGAAAGAAGCAGGTGTTCCAGCTGCACAGGCTGCTAACGCATTAAAGTCTGCTATGGCATCTATTATTGCCCCTACATCTGCAGCAACAAAAGAATTTGCATCATTTGGAATCAATCTTGCAACAATTAAAAATGCAGGAACACCAGTACAAATGATTGAAGCTTTGCAATCAAGTCTTGTTAGACTAGCACCATTGGCAAGAGAACAACTTATTGAAAAACTATTTGGTAAATTTCAATTTGCTCGTGTTTCAGCACTTCTTGATAATTTTGGAAAAGTTGGATCTCAAACTCAAAATGCTTTGAAGGTTGCTGGTGCTACAAATGCACAACTTGCAACTTTGGCGGGTCAAGAAATGGCTCAAGCAACACAATCTACAACTGCTAAATGGCAAAGAGCTATTGAAACATTAAAAGCAGACTTATATCCAATCGGTCAAAAGATTCTTGAAGTTGGAACAAAAATTATTGATTTTGGTCAAAAGATTGCAGACTTCTTTAATAAATTGCCAGGACCAATCAAATCAGGTCTTGGTATTCTACTCACACTTGGTGTACTTGCTGGACCAATTATTATGATAACTGGTTTGCTTGCAAACTTAATGGGACAGGGAATGAAGGTAGGTTACAGCCTACTAGGTATTATTGATGGAACTAAGAAATGGAAAGATCTTTTAACTCCAACATCTATTGCAGCAAAAACTGCAACTGATGCCTTTAATGAAGGTATAATGACAAATGTTGCGTCAATTGATCAACTTAATGCAGCACTTGTAATAATGATAGATAATCTTGCTAAAATTAATATGGGTCAAATGACTAGTGCTGGCGGGGTGCTAGGTTCAGTTGAAAAAGCAGCAGCAGCAGAATTAGCAAGTGGTCAATTGTTGCTACCAGGAATGGCAACAGGTGGATTTGTTCCAGGAAATCCTTCAGATGGCGATGCTTATCCTGCAATGTTAATGGGCGGGGAAGCAGTAATCCCTACAAAACAAGCTCAAGCACATGCTCCTCTTATTAGTGCATTGATATCTGGAAAATTACCACACTTAGAATCAGGTACAGTAAGATTTGAAGGTCTTTCACCAGCCGATATGGCAAGAAAAGCAGAAGTAACTTCATTCCCAGGCACAATTAGAAAAAAAATAAAGAGCATGTATTGGCTAGGTAAAAATGATGAACAAGATATAATCAGAGAAGAATTAGCTGCAGCAGGCATTGATGAGTCAGGCAAGCAAGGACAAAATGCTTTAAGAACTGAATCTGCTCATACCTCACATAGATTAATAACTCGTTATTCCCCAGTATTGAATAAACCATATTCTATAAAAGATTCATCTAATCCTGCTGAAGCACAAGCTGAATGGG